GTATCATCTGTTTCATCAAAATCTAAATTATGTAAATATTCTATATATCTTTTTGTTACACCATTAATTGTTCTTTTAACAATAACCCATATTTGATATTCGCTATCATCAGTAGGTAATACTTCAACACTTTCACAAACTGCATTACCACTTGAAAATGTTCCACCAAAAATATGTCTATGCCAAGCAACTACTTGCTGTTCTCTTTGATAAGTTAATCCTAAAAGTTCTCCATCAGTTCTAACACACCAAACAATACTATTTGGTTCTTCTTGATAAGCCATTTGTGTAATACCAGATTCAGTAATATGTTCTGAAAGGATAGTCAAATCTGGAGCAACATAACCATCTACATCAAAGTTGTAAGCTAGTTCTCTAATTTTTCTTTTAGCACGTTGTAAAAATAATGTTGCGTTACCTACAGATATACCATCTACATTTGCTGCACCATGATTTGATTGTTTATTAATTGCAATGTTTGTTGGTGTAATAGCAACTCCACTTGATGTTGCACCACCAGTAACTGCAAACTCACCACCAGCAGTACCAATAATTAAAGTTCTTGTTGCTGTCATAAATCTAATTGCGTTTACTTGGTTAGATGCGATTGTGTAAATAATAGCATCATCATCTGCTACTGTACCATGATAGTTATCATCAAAGTTTTCATAATCACCAGACTTAGAAAAAAATATTGTTTGTGGTTGAGATAAAGTTGCTGCGAATACTAATCTTTGTTCAAAGAAGGTTACGCAAGAAGGATAACCAGTAGTGTCAGAAAATGCTCCTAATGCAAAATCTGTTGTTGTTGATGAACTTATTCCTAGATCAACAATAACAGTTCCCACAACTACAGTTGTAGATGTAACAGAAGTTATTTTAAAATGACCATCTTGGATGTGAACTAATCTTCCTACATCTGTAGATAAAAAACCTTGATTAGAATTAATACCTGTTGTTGAACTTGCTGTTACAGTTGTAGTTTGACCAACACTTTTATGTGATGGATTTAATGTAGTTGTTTCAATATTGTGATCCATGAATGGTCCATTAGAAATTACATCATCAATCAATGTCCAGTTTGTGTGACCTGTTCTGGCTAATTTTTTTACAGGATGATTAGGATGACAAATATACATAACGTCAGCAGATTGTGCGAACTTAATATCAAACAATTCTGCTTCTAAATATGGTGAACTAATTTCATAAGCTGAACCACCAGATAATATTTGACCATTATCTTTATAAAATCTTATGTATTGATTTCCAAACTCAAGTATGTAGGTTTGTACTGTTGAAAATTCAAAAGCAATTAATCTAGTTTTTTTTGTGCTATCTTTTACTTCTGCTACAAACTGTGTACCACTTCTTCTTGCTGCACTACCATGAGGGTAGACAATCATGTTTTCTAAAGTTTTACATCCTGTAGGATATTTTTGTAAATCATTTCTACCATCTAATCTTGGAGATAATTCACCACCTGTAAAGTTCGTTAATTGAACAGCAACTCTAGCCATGGGTTAGTACCTTGCGTTTATAAATGAAGAAGCTCCAACAACATCTGATTGACCATTATCTGGATTAGTGTTTTGACCTTCAGTAGCATCTACAAATCTTGCTTCTTTTAATTTATCTTGAAACAAATTGTACATATTAGAAGCAACAGGATTAGATGATGTAACTGCGTAGGCAATGTCAGCAGCTAATGCAGCTGATATAGTTTCTCTTAATAGTTCATCATATTGATTTGGATCTTCAATTCTTGCAACATATTGTACTCTTAATGTGCCATGGTTTGCTAAAATTTTTCTACCTTCAATTTTATAATCATAATCATAATTTAAAATAGTTAGAACTCTCAAACAATCTGCTGGTAAAGTAAACTGATAACTAAAACCCCATGAAGGTGTTGCTGTATCTCTTGCAAGTTCAGCTCTTTTAATTAAACAATTCCAAGGATGAGATCTAAATAAACTATCTCTAACTTGTGTGTATCTTGCGTTGCAAAGTCTTGCGTTCTTTGAATCTTCTGTCAATGATAATATAGTTGATGCACCAAGTTGGTTTAATGCTCCATTACAAATATCTACTACTGATGCCATATTACTTCCTTATAATATACTTTCTTCTAATCTGTCTATCTTTTTCTAAAGCAAATATCTCTGCTTCAGTTCTTTCTAGCTTAGCATCAAATCCATGATGTACTTTGCTAGTATTTTTATATCTGTCTACTAATACATACCTGTAGACATAATCCCCTTTTCTAAAATGTAATACTGTTTTCAAATCTTTTATTTGTTTCATAATGATAGATGGGGGATTGCTCCCCCACCTAAATTAAAGCGATTATGCTTCGTATGCTTGGATTTTAACTACTTTGTCTTCTTCCATTCTAGTCGCACCGAATGCAGCAGAATAGTAAACTTGAGTAGCATATCCTTTGTCAGCTCTTTCATCGATTCTAGCAGTAGCATCTTTACCAACTGCTAAAGCGATTCCATCACTTACGAAAGCAATACAATCTCTAATTTGAGATGCAACAGCTAATCTGTTAGACACGATGAAATTAAACCCTAAGAAAGTATTAATATCACCTTGTGCTAATGCTTTAACTGTATTGAAATCACTAGAAGTCACTTCAGTAGTTCCTAACAAATCAGAGATTTGTTTTGGAGATACGATGATGTGTCTTGGTAGTGAAGGATCAACATCAGCTAAATCAATGATCTCTTTTGCTTCTCTTAACTTAGCAATGTTCATACCAGTTGTACCAGTTTCAGCTATGATTTGAGATGCAGGTAATGCTACTGGTGTACTTACTCCTAAAGGAAAAGTATCAGCAGAACCAGTTGCAGCAGTAATGATAGCATCATCCATTGCTCTACCCATTGCATAAGCAGCAGCTAATGCGTAAGTAGAAGTTGGATCTACTAACATTCTTACTTTGTCTAGATCATCGATAAGATCAGCAAACTCGTAATCAACCAATGAAACTCTTCTTCTTGAGTGAGGAGTATCAGATTGAGGAGTGTCTGAGTGCCTTGATGAACGAACAGATGCTGTAACACTTCCAACTTGGTCGAAGAAAGCATTTTTACCTGTAACAGATTCTAATCTAACTTTATCTCTAAGAATAGAACCTTTTTGTTGTGATAGCATTTGTATGTTAGAACTATATTGTTCTACAAATGCTGTTGTTATTTGTGTAGACATAATTGTCTCCTATTATTTGTTAAGTTATTATTAAACAAAATCAGAGGAGTTCTCAAAAATATTTGGCTTCTCTTGGATTTAAAGTCTTTTAGACTACAAGTCTTTCCTTGTCGTCAGTAAGGTTCTTTCGAATTGTCTTACTTTTCTTAGGCGAATTTTCATCCGCCTTAGAAACCCATTTATAATATTCGTTGCAGATTGGCAAGGGATTTGATTTTTGATTTTCTGATCCACTCTCCACTACAATACGAAGTATCTCTAATTTAATTTCTTTGTTATCCATTGCTCATCATTGTTCTTAATGTAAATACTTGCTGAACAACCTTGTCGTGATCTGGATGTGCTTTATTCCAATATGGACCATCTCGATCATTAACAATCTTAGATATTTCAGCATTATAATCTACACCTTGAGATACACTTTCAGATTCTGTGCTTACTAATTTATCTTCAGACATAAGGTTAGCAATGTTTGCAAAGCCTTTAATAATAGCAGGATGATCTCCTAATCGTGTACCATCTTTTAATTGCATATCTAAAATGTTTGCATCCATGTTTGCTTTAGCAACTGCACCTGCTTTTTTAATATTATCCTCATAAGCTCTACCCCATTCTTTTCGTAGTTCTTGTTCAGCATTTGCTTGAGCAGTTTCCATGTCTACTTGATTTTGTTGTACAGAACCTTCCATAGAATTTTTATAAAACTCTAAGATACCTTGAGCTTGTTTATTATTTAAACCAAGCTGATGAGCATTCTCTGCAAAAGATTTAATTGCACTTTCATCTAATGGAACAACATCTGATTTAACTTCAAGTTGATATTTATCTGGAGACTCTGGTCTGCCAAGTTTATTATAAACTTCATTCCATTGATCTTCTGTTGAATTGTTATTTGGTACTGCAACTTTATCTTGACCAATCATTCTTGTTGCATTGACATATGATTTAGCAAGAGCTTCTAGTTCAGTAAACTTAGATATGTTTGGATCATTTCTTAAATCTTCTGAGATTGCTTCTTTCCAAGATTTGGCAACAGTTGGAACTGCTTGCTCTATTTGTGTTTCTTGTACTGGTGCTTCTGTAGTAGTTTGTGTTGTCTCTGCTACAGGCACAGTTTCCTGTGTTATCTGTTCTTGTGACATAGTTATCTTCCTTTAGTGTTATCATTTTGGAGCATTGATTTAATAAATAGAAGTACACTCCTTTGACCTTCCATGTATGCACTCTCATGACTATCCCCTTTAACATTAGTGGTAGACCAAAAGTGGCATCGTTTTTCTAAATCAGATAAAACTTTTTTACCTTCATCTGATTCAAAAATTAGTTTGTATGCTTCTCTTATTTCTTTTATTTGTTTTTCAAATTGTTTTAGTTCATCCATAAATATTTAGCATTTGCTTCGCTTGATTCTCAAGCAAAGAACAAAACCATTTTAAAAGTTATTCTTCTGCTTGAGCTACTGCTCTTGCTTCATCTGGTAAAGCCTTTGCGAGTGGTGCTATTTTTCCCCCTGCTTCCGCTACTTGTTGTAGCTGTTGCATTTGCATCATTTGTTCTTGTTGAGCTTGTGCTTGTTGTCGTTCAGCATTTAACTCAGATT